ATCCTATAAATAGGTATATGATATGTTTTGGCATAATATTTATGCCTTCCAACTACAAGTTGTTTATCAAATACCTATCTAAAGATAAAGTTATTTCTTGTAGAATTTTTCTACTGAATCTGCGTAGTTCTTCCAAAATGTTTTAGCATCTTCAAAAGCATCTGCGTAGAACTTAGTAAAATAGTTCTTAAAGTCTGAATAGTTTAGCATTGTTATCTCCGTTTGTTCTAACGGATATGGTGATTAACTTGATTATTTCAAGTTTAGGTGAATTTTAATTGATTGTATAAAGTCGTTAATTGCTAACTCGTATTTCCAACCTATGAAGATACCAGCTAATAAAAAAATAATTGCAATAATCATAATATTAATTCTGTTAAGTTTTTGTTGTTTCCAACAGTTCCTTTAATGAATACATTAAAAGCTAAACTAATTCTAGTGTTATCTCCTTGTTTAGTTTCTACCATGTGATTCAATGAAGATGGGAATAGTATTATATCTCCAGTCTTTACAGTAAACCACCATGATTCTGAATTCCATATATTCCAATCTTTTATTTCAGTTTTAATAGTTGAGTATTTATCATTAAAGAATTTAATCTTATCATGTTCTTTATGACAGTTAATATAGAATACTCCTGATACTAATGAATTTGGGTGTGAGTGTTTATGATGATATTGATTTGTTTCTGTATAGTTTAACCAAGACTGAGTAATATATGGTGTTATATTATTAGCTGGTGAGATAACTTTATCAAAATAATCTTGTACTTTTAAATCTAGTTCTTTTTTAATATTAGCAAAGGGTTTTTCATTAAGAATATAATTATTGTTTGATGTAATGTTTCCATCATTTTTATAGAAATCTTTTTTACTTTTATCTACAAATTTTAATTCTAATGGTGTTAATTTTCTATCTAATTTAGATATATATATTGGTGTTGGAAATATTCCGTTGATTGTTGCTTTCATTTTTCCTTCCTTTTGTTTTATATTATAATTCTAATATATCCCAAGATAAAGTTTGTTCATTCCAACGATATTGGTTTTCATCTTCTGGTTTAGCTATTGGTGCTTCCCAAATACAAGTTGCTTCATTTAATAACCAAGAGTTAAATGGTTTATATGGAATAAAAGCATCTCTTGTTTCATCATAAGTATAACCTATACCTGCATAGTTTTTTCTTAAAGGTGTCCCACCAAGAGAATGAATACCACCATAAGTATTATAAGATGTTTGTTTCCAAATAGCCCAACCAGTAAGTTTAGTTAAAAAATCAATTCCATTAATTTCTTGTTCAATTCCATTTGAATCTTTTAGTTCATTATTATGTACTGCAATAACTTCTATTACTTTTGAATTTAATCCTATTTTTGCGAATGATGCCATTATGCTGTGTAACTCCCTGTACCTGTAAATGTTAAAATTGTATTGCTTCCTGATGTTGTTACTGTTGGAGAACCAGTAGATGTTCCTGAATATTTTGTTGTAAGTAAACTTAAAATAACAACTCCTTTTCCACCAGCACCAGAAGTTCCACCTTCAACTCCTCCACCTCCACCTCCAGTATTTGCTGTTCCTGCTGTTGGACTACCACCACCACCAACTACACCATTTCCACCACCACCAGTTCCTCCTGTTCCTGCTGTTCCACCACTATTTGTTCCACCACCACCACCACCTGCATAAGTTACTGATGAACCAGTAATTGAAGAAGCAGTACCATTACCACCATTTCCTCCTGCAGTTCCACTTGCGTTTGCACCGACAGCACTTGCACCACCACCTCCACCTGAACCATAATTAGGTGTAGAAACAGAACCTGTACCACCTGTACTTCCTTGACTTGGAGACGTACTCGGGGTGTTTCCTGAACCTCCTACTGAACCAGCACCTGAATATCTAAAACCTCCTCCACCAGAACCACCACTTCCACCTTGAGTATTTACAGGAACAACGTCATCATATCCACCTCCTCCTCCACCACCTGCTGAAGTAATTGTTGTTAATCCTGAACCTGATATTGAAGAATTTGAACCGACACCTCCTCTTGATGAGGTAACAGCAGTACCACCATTACCAACTGTAACTGTAATAGCTGTTCCTACATTAACTGTTTGAGTTGATGTTCTAAAACCTCCAGCACCACCACCAGCTACTCCTCCTGCACCTCCACCTGCTACTACTAAAAAATCTATTGAATAAGATTGTGGTGTTTCTAAAGTCACATCATCATCAACTGTTGGAATCCAACCTTGTGTTGCACCAGAATATATTAATGTAACTGATTGACCAGATGTGTTGTAAATAGGATTTGGAGAAGTATATCCTTGAAATTTTAAAGAGTTTTGATTTATTGTAACTGCATTTGTTCCCCATGTTCTTAAATAATCAGCTAATATAATTGTATCTCCATTAGTTGCAGAAGAAGGTAATGTAACAGTACAAGCATTTGAAGTTGTATCAATCCAATATCCTCTACCAGCGACAGCAGTTAAAGTAGAAGCTGTAACAATAGTTTGCCAAGCTAATCCAGCAGAAGCAAAACTTAAAACACCAGAACCATTTGTAACTAATGCTTGACCAGATGCACCATCAGTTGCAGGTAATGTAAATGTTAAATCTGAAGCTACACTTGCAGGTGCTTTTAATGCTACATAGTTTGTTCCATTAGCTGTTGTTTCTCTAAAACGAATTTCTTTTTGATTATCTATAATTAAATTTACTGTTGTAGTATTTGCTGAATCTGAAAGTGTTAAAACTGTTCCTGTCGCAGTTGTTGATAGTCCAGTTATTGATACTGTTGAATCTAACCAATTTACTGTGTTGGCTGTATGGTCAATAGTTGCTAAAGATATATCATCAGCACCATCATAATATTTTAATGTAGGAGTAGTTGCAGAAGTTGTGTCTAACCAAAGCTGACCAGCTACTGCACCTGTTGGTCTTGATGTTCCTGAATTTGTTGTTTGAATTGCTGATAAGGCATTATTAATATCAGATCTTACTGCTGGGAATGTAGCATTTGAAATAATATAATCGTGTTGTGCCATAATCTATCTAATAACCTTTAGCTATATAATCAAAACTTTTTGATATTCCAGTACCAGAACTATTTTTAAAAGCTACGTTAAATCCTGTTGTGGATTTAGATGTTAGTAAGAAATAGTCTCCTGTTGCCATTCCTTGTGCTGTAATACCAACTGCATAATTAGCAGAATAGAATGGTAAAGTAAAGGTAACTGAGTATGTGCCAGTTCCTGAAGTAATATCATTACCACTAAATATTCTATCTGGCATATCTATTGTAACTGATAATGCTGTAATAACTGGAGTTGAAACTCCATCTAAAGAAGTTAATCTCATTTTAAATTTATAATATCTAGCTGTGTAATCTCCAACCACAAAATTTCTAAATGAAGTATAAGTTATATTGTCAGCAGATGTAGCAATTTCTAAATGTGAATTGGTAAATGCTGGTGCGTTTCCGTCAAATGAACCTGTTGCATCATCAAAAAGTGTAAATCCTCTACCACTATCAAATAAATCTGTAGGGTCTTCTGCATATTGTGTAATTGTTGCAGTTACTCTTGAAGTGTATGTTGAACCCAAATCTATTGGTGCTGAAAATAAATAAATACCTTCACTTGCTAAAGATGTAAGTCTTAATTCTCCACCAGATAAAGTTAAATTAGTTTTTGTTCCTGTAAATGTAGGAGATTCTGTTTGTGTTGTAATTGCATTGAAGTTTCCTACTGCTAATAAGCTAGTAGATATAACAGCTTCATTAACTGATAAGTTACCAGATTTATCTACTGCTTTAATTAAATAAGAACCAACTCTTGCTGGTACTGTAATTGAAGTAGCTGGTCTTGCAACTTTTTCAACTAATGTAACTGAGTTAATCCAAGTAGCACCAGTTGTTACTGTAGAATATCTAATTGCATAATAAGCTAAATCTAAATCTGGTATTTGTTTCCAAGATAAATGTGCGTCTTGATTTATTATATTACACGCAAAGTCATCAACATCACTTGGTAAAGCAGTTCCACCGACAATAGTTCTTGCTGCTGATGTATAAGTTGAACCAACTCCTAAAGTATTAAATGCTTTTACTCTTACGTTATAAATTCTGTCATCTATTACGTTTAATATTCTTTGGAATAATCCTTTTCCTTGTCCATGAATAATGTAGTCGGTATCTGTGCTTAATTTATATTCAACTTGGTAGTAATCTACAAAACTATCAGGAGAAGCACCAATAGCTACATCTAAAGCTGTAATAACAACTCCGTCAGAATATAATACAAGTTGATCTGTTAATGTAACTGAAGCTGGTGCAGAAACTGAAAATGGGTTTGGTAATACTGTATCAGCTATTGTTGGTGCTTGTGATTTTGATTCCCAAGTATAAAAATTATCTTGATGTTCTTCTAAGCCAAGATTAACTGTGCTGTCAGCATTAATAGATAATGACATAACTCTAAATGGCTTAGCACTAAATCCTGCTGTATCATAAGTTGCTGTTACTATATCTCCAATGGCTAAGTTTAATCCTTCTGAAGTAATAGTTACTTCTGCCTTTAAACAATTTCTTGATCTCTTTAATATGTTCTCGCAAATTTCTTCAGCTTGATAAGGTGATGTAACGTGAATCATATCAAAACTTCTTTCAAGTAAAGTATCATTATCAGCAGATAACATTGTAGCAAAACGATCTTCTACTGCTAATGCAGAATCATCAAAAGGTGGATATGAAACTGTATCTGATTGATAATCTTTAGAAGGGTTTGTAAATGTTCCTACAACTCTATTATATTTCTCAGATTTGTTTTCTCCTTGTAATTTAACTTCGCTTACAACATTATCTTTAGTTAGTAATAACTGTGATGAACCAGTACCTTCAATAATAACTTTATATTTACCCTGAGTGTAATTAAAGATTGCTCTCATAGGTACAAGTAATTCTCTTACGTTATCAATTACTTTTTTCTCACTATCTAATACTGCGTGTGTTTCAAATAGATTAATTGAAGCACCACTTGTGTAAGGAGTTACTTGAGTTTCGCAGGTATTTGCAGAAGTTTTAAATGAATCGTAATTAGTTTCAAATGCTGAGTTTGGTAAACCTTTTCCGTATCTAGCATTTCTTAAATAGTCTAAAAGAATTAAAGATGAGTTTTTAGAATAAGCCCAAGTAGAAGAAGTATCTTCTCTTTGTGAACCTGAACCACCTTTTGTAGAATCTGCTCTTGGGTCGTAAATCTTTTTGCCTTTTAATGTAACTCTAATTTCAGGTATTCCACTAAAAGCATCTTGATTCCATTTTAAACGAATAGCTAAATAAGCAAGACCAGATAACTTATGGTTAGTAGTCCAGTTAGCTTGTTCTTGTAATAATGAAGATGCAGATTGGTTATCCAAACCATAAAATGCTTGAACTGATATTAAACTGCCATCTTTATAAAAATTAGTATCTGAACTATTTACTGTTCTTAATGTTCCATCAGTTAATGCACCACTCCAAGTTACTAGTTTATCATCAACATAAATCTCATCTATGCTTTCAATTCCTGCACCACCACCTTCGCAAAGAACTCCAGCGATATAAAGATATTGATTATCAACACCAGAACTTTCAACATAAACTCTAGTTAGTCCAACCTGTCTTTGACCATAGACAACAGGTATTGGATTATTGTTTGCGTCTTT